CGCAGAGTCTAAGGAGGAAGGACAGCAGTTCTTATCTTCCAAGGAGGCGGACACACTAACCAAGGTAAGCTCCGCCATCAGGACACTAGAGACGGAGATGAACATAGCGGATAAGATGCAGGTGGGTCGTGAGTTCTTAGCCTTCGCCAGGCAGACGGCTGGGTTCGATGACTCTAAGCTGATCGGCAAAATATTCAATCTTTATATTCAAACTTTTAGGTCTAAGTAATGGCAGATAAAATAACTAAGAAACAGTCCTATAAGGAGTGGGACGAGTACATCAAGCAGTGGCTGTCTGATGTGGAGGTGCTAACCAACGAGACCCCAATAGAGAGGGAGAATAGAATTGCAAAGTTGGAATGCTACCCAGAAAGGTGGTTCGCATATTACTTTCCGAAGTATTGCACCTCCGAGCCTGCTGATTTCCATAAGAAGGCCACCAGCCGTCTATTGTCATACAAGAAATGGTACGAAGTGCGAGCATGGTCTCGTGAGTTAGCTAAGTCAGCACGCTCCATGATGGAGATGCTCTATCTTGCCTTGACCGGACAGATAGAGAATGTACTTCTTGTGTCTAACTCGAAGGACAACGCAGACCGACTTCTAATGCCGTTCATGATTAATCTGGAGAAGAACCTCCGCATTGTGAACGATTATGGCGAACAACGTATAGAAGGGAAGTGGGAAGCTGGAGAGTTCACCGCTAAGTGCGGATGTTCCTTTCGCGCGCTGGGTGCGGGGCAGTCACCTCGTGGTACACGTAACGAGGCGAAGAGACCCGATTTCATTCTTATCGATGATATCGACACGGATGAGGAGTGCCTTAATTCCGACCGAATAGACAAGAAGTGGGACTGGATAGAACAAGCCTTGATTCCTACCGTATCTGTCAGTGGGGACTGCCGGATACTATTCAATGGGAACATCATTGCGAAGGACTGCTGCATCACGCGGGCTATCAAGGTGGCGAACCATGCGGACGTGGTCAACATTCGTGACGAACACGGGAAGAGCACGTGGCCAAGCAAGAATAGTGAAGAGGATATTGACTTCATCCTGTCGAAGATATCCACCCGATCTGCACAGCAGGAGTACTTCAATAACCCCATATCCGAGGGGGAGATATTCAAGTGCTGCAGATATGGGAAGATTCCTCCTCTGTCTAAGTTCAAGTTCTTGATAGCATACGGTGACCCGGCACCGTCTGAGAACAAAACCAAGATGTCATCCACCAAGACCGCATTCCTGTGTGGAATGTTGGACGGAGTTCTGTATGTCATTAAAGGTTACTTGGATAGAGGCACTAATGACGAGTTCATTAACTGGTTTATCGAACTGCAACGGCACGTGGACGGGAAGACGAACCTCTATTCTTACATCGAGAACAACAAGTTGCAAGATCCATTCTTTCAACAAGTATTCAAGCCCATTGTGGCGCGGAAGAGACATGATTTAGGCATAGCTCTTAACATCTTACCGGATACGAAGAAGAAGACGGACAAGGCTACCCGTATAGAGGCGAACCTTGAACCATTGGATAGAGAAGGAAGGCTCGTGTTCAATGAGGTCTATAAGAATAACCCGCACATGCAGAGGCTTGTGGATCAGTTCAAGTTATTCTCTCTGAAATTGAAGTATCCCGCCGATGGTCCCGACTGTATAGAAGGAGCTCTTCGGACTATCGAAGACAAACAAAGGGAGTCTCAACCTATCGTCACCGTGCCTATTAGCACCTTGACAAGGAGAAACAAAAAGAGGCTTTGAATATTGATTAAACGCTGATTAAATGGCACAATTCATTAATATCGAGGATTACGACGCATCCGTACATCATGAGATACTTGACGCTCTTACGAGGGCGGACGATGCGATTGCGGAGATATGCGAAGATAGAGCTATCTCCGAGATGAAGAGCTATCTGTCCGTCAGGTATGATGTGGACAGAATATTCTCCATGACCGGTAACGACAGGCATCCGTTGGTGCTGATGTTCGCCCTGGACATTACAATATTCCATCTCTTCTGCATCCACAACCCGCAGAAGCTGTCGCAGATACGTAAAGATAGATACGACAGAGCCATTGAATGGTTGAAGTCAATCGCATCTGGTAAGATAGACCTCTCCGCGTCATCTGACGGGCATGGAGGTATGACCGACTTCAAGATAACGGACGAGGAGTCCGTCAACCATCGGGCTAACTACCTGATGAGAAGCAACACAAAACGAACTAATCATTATTGATTATGGCTAAGAAACAAAAGGTAACGACGGGAGGTAACTTCCCACTCGCAGGACAGAAGTCCAAGATCATCACGTTGACGCAACCTCAGCGGTTCGGCATTGATATCTCAACTTACATGTCCGCTATTCGCAGCTTCGAGAACGTGGACTTCACGCAGCGTACGAAGCTGTACGATATATATTCGGACATAGTACTTGACCCACACCTATCTTCTGTATTGGAGAAGAGAAGGAATGCTGTATTATCCGCTCCGGTGGAGTTCGTGGTGAACGGAAAGCCGGATGATGCTGTCATGGACCAATTGAATTCACCTTGGTTCTCCTCCTTCCTGATGGACGCATTAGATGCGAAGTTCTTCGGCATCACGCTCTTCCAGTTCGACAGGGACAAAAACGGGTATATCACCTATGATATTATTCCGCGGAAGCACTTCGACCCTATACAGAGAATCATCAAGGCGCGTCAGACGGACATTACCGGTCTTCCTTATGACGACTTCTATAACCTGTTGGAAGTTGGTAACCCTCGCGACTTAGGTCTATTGGCCAATGTCGCTCCTTACGTCATCTATAAGAGAGCGACCATGGGCGACTGGTCTCAGTTCTCTGAACTATTCGGGATGCCTATCCGCGAATACACGTATGATGCCGCGGACGATGATGCCCGCGCCAAGATCATGAACGATGCCTTCGAACAAGGTGGTGCTGGCGTGTACATCCATCCTGAGGGAACTAACTTTGCGCTCGTGGAGAGCGGGAACAAGACTGGAAGTTCGGACTTATATGACCGCCTCACAGAGCGGTGCAATAACGAGATATCGAAGCAGATTCTCGGTAACACGCTCACCACGGAGGCAGGGAAGAACGGCACGCAGGCACTTGGATCTGTACAATCGAAGGCGGAGGATGTGATCCTCATGTCTGACCGACGTTATCTGACCAACCTCCTCAACTACGACTTCACCGATATTCTCTCCTCGCTGGGAATAGATACCAGACGCGGAGGATTCCAATTCGCGGAGTCCGACAACTTGGATAAGGAGAAGCAGTTGCGCATCTACCAAGGGCTTGCAGCCTTAGGTTTAGAGATAAGTAAGGACGAGCTATACGAGACCTTCGGAGTGGAACGTCCAGGGGTTAAGGATGCGGTGGCAGGAACTCAGTCCACTAAGACAGTAGAAGAGGAAGAAGAGGAGGAAGAGGAAGACAAAAAGAAAAAGCCTACGGTTAAAGAACCGAAGGAGAAGGAAGTGAAGGAGAAGGAAGTGAAGGAAGATTCGTTCTGGTCAACCTTTTGGAATCGGGCTTTGAGTTTTTTTCATCAAGCCCCGCTATACGGGGCAGAATAGACCCGTGCGCATGTTATCCCCAAAACGAAGGTAAGGAGGCCACCGTGGCCGCTCCATTCTCCTTCAACAAGGATGTGTTGGCGGATGCTATCCGTCGCATCTACAAGAAGGAGATAGATCCGGACAGGGAGATTGACGAAGGCATGTTCGAAGAGACCTTGCGCATCATCAACCAAGCTACGGACGAGGGTATATCCGCCGCAAGCATTGACGTGGAGAAGGCCTTCACGGAGGCCATCAAGAAGAACAACGAAGTGTTCTCCGCATTCCGAGTCCACGACTTGCAGACGCAGATGGCGGGCGAGCTTCTCAATGAAGACGGGAAGCTGCGCACTTTCTCCGAGTTCAAGGAGGCGACCTCTCCGATAGCTTCTCACAGTGTAGACCAATACCTGCGTACGGAATACGACACCGCCGTGCTACGTGCAAGGCAGGCTGCCAACTGGCAGCAGTTCGAGGCGGAGAAGGATGTGCTACCCAATCTTCGTTGGGTTCCCAGCACAAGTAGTAATCCTGGCGCAGACCACAAGATATGGTGGGGTACCGTTTTGCCTGTTGACCATCCGTTCTGGACGGCTCACAAGCCTGGCGACCGATGGAACTGCAAGTGCGACTTGGAGGCCACGGACGACAAGTGTACCAAGGTGCCGGAAGGTTACCAGTCTAAAATGGATTTACCTAACAATGGACTGGAGAACAACCCCGCACAGGACGGAAAGCTATTCTCAGAAAAACATCCATACTTTCCTGTCTCTTGTTCAAGGTGCCCGTTCTCGGTAAATGTTTTTAAAGACCGTTTAATGAGCGTTTTTAGAAACAAGAAAAAGGACTGCGTAGAATGCGAGTTTGCGAAGGGATGTGTGGAAAAGTTGAAGATCAGGAAGAATTACCACTACGACAAAAAGTGGAGTATCCCTTATGTGTCCGAGAAAGGATATATCGCCGTGGAAGAAGGGCACGGAGCGTCCGAATTGGAACAAAACAAACGGAGTGCTAAACCTCTGGCGGATGACGGGATGAGGGTCGAACTGATACGTCAGAAGACCATCAGGATAGACAGTTTTAAGAAAAAGATAACAACACGAGATGCAAACGTGTTCGGATCTCCGAATGTGGAATCTTCAAAGTGGGAGTTCAAATTCACTGAAAATTACGAATGTCTTTCTAATTCAATGGGCACAAAGGCGGCACAAGCCGTAGCGCAAGGGGCAGATGTCGTATTGATAGACATTAAGCGAACGAAACTATTCTCCGACAAGGAGGTCATTGATGGAGTGTTCAACTCATTCAACTACAATCCAGAACTTAAAGGCATTGTAGTAATGATTGAAAGCAGGGAATATAGGGTGATAAGTAGGAAGTATTATACTACGGGGCGTCATGAAGAGATGATAAAAAATTGGCTGGTAAGTATAAACTAACCAGCCAATCCGTTGGCGAACGCCTTTCGGAAGTTGCCAACAACTGTCAATCGAATGACGCTTCAAATATACAACATTTTTTTATATCCAACACATGACACCGAAACAATTTAACGACCGACTTCGATTAAAGTCGTCCGAGATAAAGCACCTGATGGAACGGACACTCCCAGTGAAGATAGGCGCAATAGCCCAGAGTCACTATAAGGAGAACTTCCGCAACAGCGGGTTCGACGGTACGAAGTGGAAGACAACCTGGAGACAGCAGCATGGCAGCGGTGCTGCCTCCAGCTATGGACCTCTACTAAGTAAGAGGAAGAACCTCTATAACTCAATTACCCGAACTACGGGCAAGGGAACCGTCACCATCTCCACGAACGTGGAGTATGCTGCCATCCATAACGAAGGAGGTACTCTTCACCCGAAGGTGACGCCCAAGATGAGGAAGTTCGCCTGGGCGAAATTCTTCGAGGCATCCGGCATAAAGAAGGGCATGACGGCGGCGGAGAAGAAGGCCGCAGCTGCCAACGAAGATGCGAAGAAATGGTTAGGGCTAGCCCTAACAAAGAAGACTTCGCTCTCCATCAACATCCCCAAGAGGCAATTTATTGGAGAGAGCGAGGTGCTCTCTAAGAAGATTATAGACAAAATAGATGACGAACTCAACAAAATACTCAAACAATGAACAATATAATTACTAACACCATCCGCAGAATGGCGGAGAACATGCAGGAGCTATCTATAGTAGATGAGGACTACGGACAGCTGGAGACCTCCGATGATACTTATCCGGTTACATTCCCGGCACTGCTAATATCGACCCCGAAGATAGAATGGAGCGATCAAGGAAAGCTGTGTCAATGCGGGCTTGCCACCATGGAGATACGCTTGGTGCTGGACTGTTACGACGATACACACTACGGGAGTACTACCGAATCCAAGGCGCAGGAGCGCATGGACATGTACGTGAGGATGAACCGCCTCCTGCATGGGTGGAGACCGGATGAAGACTGCACCGCTCTCATCCGAACGAGTAGCATATTCGAGACTATTGGAGGAGGTAAGAAGATATACGGAGGAGTCTATTCTTTTGAGGTCTATTATGACGCGGTAGATGATGTTGCGGTAGCGAATACCCCACGGCCTAGGATTCAATTCAGTCGATTAACCACTGTTTAATCAGTGGTTAATCGAAGAGAGAAAGCTGTCGCTCTCGTGGCTGTGAGGCCTCGATGTTCATGTGAAGGAGGCGGAAGAAGGTGCGCTCCGACATGGGGATGCGCTTGCGTACGATGGTG